GAAATATCACTAACAATAGCCGGTTTGGAAAATCCTAAAGCTATAGCAATCTGAGATCCCATATGTAAATCGACTGCGAAGCCAAGGCGTATGGTCTAATAGAAGTTATCCTTGACAAAACACCTGCAACATCGGACAAAACCGCCAATGGTTTAGATATTATCCCTCTACCATATTCGTCACCTGATTGTGGCACTAGGTTAGGTAAATTGGAACTTGTGGGTGCCCCGAAAACAACGTTTTCTGCCCAACATAGCGCTGTTATTGTGACACCGTCTTGTGCAGTGCTCATACTTCTTAATGGCGACATCTCAGTTAACGCTATGAACCCTGTCGTTAAATGTTCACCTAAAGCAGTACTAAAAGCGTTATAATGGTGAACATAAGGCAATCTGAGACAACCCCCTTCACAAGATGTAGGGTTCAGAAAGACGTGTGGTGGCTGAGACAATATGACTCTAGATGGTACCAAGTTAACCAACGTTGCAGGAGTTAACAATGTGTCATTAGAAGTGTTACTAACTGCAGTAGCCATCCATCTACCGTAATGCATAGGCGTTCCATTAATCATAAATCGAAAACACAAATCACACTTAAGGTTACGATAATTGTTAATTCTGTTCATCACTCGTTTGTTAGTAAAAAATGTACTAGGATTAATGAATAAAGGAGCCGTAGGCGCAGTGGCACCAACAGTAACAATCTGCGAAAAAACTTTAATAGGCCTCGATAAGAACTTAGAGATGGACACCTCATCCATATCAACGTTGTAATGAGTATTGTCCATGTCCTGGTCATAGGAAGCCTCTTCATGATGAAAATCGTCTATGAATGTGGTTAAAACTTGAGTTTTGTTTTGAGAAACCTCTTCTAATATACCTGACTGTGGAAATAAATTCACTGATCGAGCGTCCAAACCTAAACTACGATTCTGTTGATTAGGTCTTTCTGGTCTATTAGGTCTTATGGGAATAGGTGTCTCAATCGTAGCTTGTGGAGTTGGCGGTACTTTAATTCGCAATGCATCTGCCAATATAACAGCAGAAGCATACCAATCTGAAGATGGAAATGGCAACGAATAATCTCCCTTTTCAAAAAACTTATAGTACTCATCGCGATTTTTAAGCACAAGTTCCATAGCTTCCACTATGAGAGATCCATCAGCATAATAAAAAGTTTCTGGAACTGCCAATCCTGCATAATAGCCACCTTCGGGAAAAACGCCCGAGTGTGGTGTTAGCGGAGATATATCACAGTTATCATCAAGATGATGCCTATTGACATCAGCAAAATAATCACTGCGAGGAGAACATAAACCACACGAAACTGTGTCCCAATGTTGTATTGCAGATCCAAGACATGCAATTCCATTGAATTGCGGATGTCGGTGGTATGCATAACAAACATCAGGGGGTAGTTTGCGGATCCTCCGTTCTGATTCTGACAAAAGTGATAAAGGCGGGCTATCCGGCCCTTCCAGTGGGGTTAAACTGGCTGTATACCCCTGTTTTTCGTACAATCTTGACTTCGTGCTTGTACTTGCACCTTGTTTAGTTTTCGTGAAACTATATACAACCTGGAGAACGTTTCAACCCTCCAGGAGGTTCAGCATTCAATGTCGTCTCCCACACAAGCCTATGATTCTGCTGACACACAGAACCATGGTAACCAATGTGTGGTTCATTCTTAACGTTGTTCAACAGCCATGCTGCAATTCTGTCGTCAAACGTCAAATGGTTCGTCCTCACGAAACGGTGGAATTTTCTGGTTTCCACGAACCGATTAACACGATCACGAAAGTCTTCATATTTTGTTCTTCCGTGCGCAACATATTCTAACATGGCACTATCAAGCAAATCACCAAAAAGTTCCTCTTCCGTCATGTGTGATACAGGTATGCCACACGACAATGATTTAATAATACTAGATTCTGACAATGCACCAAGACGTCGTTGAAGCTCTGGTATATATACAGTTTGGCGTTTTAAAAAATCAACTTCACTAACATGATAAAATAAATCATGATCGCCCTCTTTAGTTGGAGGGGTGTATAATATACCATATTGATTTAACCAATAAGCTTTTATCTGAGCGTTATACCAGTCGCATTTAATAGAAACAGTGCCAATATCATCATCACCATATGTCATCATATGAACATTGTTCCTAAAAGGAGGCGGAACACCTCCATGTGCTTGATAATAGGCACACCGAGAATTAAGGCTATTGGCAGTGCTGTTAACATAAGACGTCAAATTTTGCCCACTTGGGTTTCCTCGTGACATCATCAATATGGCACCATAGTATTGCACACAAAATAACGATAAATCAGCAACCATTGCTCGCATAATCTGTAATTCTTTCGCAGAATATCCCAAAGAATCCGCTAATTCAATATATATGCGGTATGAGGCCTGAATTACATTAAGAAACTCCTTCTGATCATAACCTTTGTAGTCGCCAGCAACACATCTTTCTTCACCATGAAAAGCAACAAACGACATAAACTCCTCCCATTCTACCCCATGACTATTTATTCCTATAGCGCATTCCGATAATAAAGACAACTCTGACAAAAGACGAACAACCGGAAGCCAGTATTTGCGAATTAACAGTTTAAAAACTGTGCCATTTCCAAAGAAAACTCTCACTTTATCCTTGCCAAGTTTTACAGGTTCGTCCTTAAGATGGGCGACAAAAATGTGATAACATCTGCCGCCTCGTGAATATATGTCTTCAGATTTTCTAACATGATCCCATACGGCAGGGTTTATAAAAACTCTATCACCATCAGGGCCCTCAAGATATGTAGAAGTTTTACCTTTCAACGGAAAACCAGCAGCCGTAGAAATCTTAAGTGCGTCTAAAAAACGAACCCCAGGAACTCCATTAATATTTTCCTTATCAGTCAGAGGGCGAACGTGTCTAACAGTGCCAAAACCTAACCTCCGCAACTCACGTTTGATAGGTAACATATAATCCAACACTGCCCAATTAAGGACATGTGTGGGTGGACCTTTACTAACTGTCGCAAACTCGGTTAAATTTTTTGAAAAATGATACCAGCTTGGAGGTTTGTCCATGTTAGGTTTGCCGTGTTGAATTGGTATGTTATTATCATTCAAAAATTCCAACCCATACTTCCTATATTGAACTTTTGTTCGATATTTATGTGTACCTCCATTAGAGCCAAAACAATGAATGTTAGATTCAGGTGGTAAAAAGTTTACGGGATGTTTAGGTGCTATAGTATCATCTATATGTTGAGTAGAAGCATCAGAAAAATGCGTTGAGAAATCTGTGTCATAAACACCTTCTGCAGGTATATCAACAGAACTCCAAATATTTCTAGACATATCAGAAATCGCAGCTTCAACTTGACTCTTATAAAGGACGCCACTACATCCTCTGTTTGTACCAGTGACTCCACCTAAATGAAAACCAGCTATAAACGAAGGTTTAGTATCTGACACCCAAACACTAGTGCACATACCATTAAAGGTGATGCCCTTTTCTAAATTGTATATATGTCCCAAAAACTGTGATCCTTCCGGGCCAGTGTCTTGAGTTCCATAATTCAAATAGGCTGTGTCAACTATTATGTTAGCATCTTTATCCCGGCAAACTAATGTAGCTGGCAGTGATCGTATCATGTCACATTGTGGAAAATAATCTAACACTTCTTTACGAGGCATACTATTAGCCATATAATATACACATAAATCAGTACCAGGAACATGACGCCATGCTTCTCTGGAGTAAAAAATAATTTGGGTATGATTATTGGTAACAACCCCTTCAATGTGTGCAGGCTGAGAAACAATAGATATAGTACTGTCACCATGTTTCTCCAACAACTTAAGAAAATGGTGCGGGACTATAAAATAATTCTGTCTAACAAAGAAACCATTGACAAACTTCTTTCCAGCTACAACTAAAACAATATTTGACTGTACTTTGTTCTGTAAATCAGTAGGAACGTGTGTGTTAGGAAAACCAGCTACGCGCGTCAAGTGAGGTTTAACCCACACATTCTTCTTGTTTGCATTAGCATCTAATTCCTCCATACTCAATGGCGCAAGATTGCCCTGTGGTTTGATTTTGTCTTTAAGCAAAGCCCAAAAGTGTTTAATAATCAATCCAAGGACATATCCCAAAGCAAAAGTAGCCAAGAAAATATGTCTACCATCTGTAGTGCACCACCGATAATAACGATTGTACACGGCTCTATACTGAACGCTTCTAATGTAAAGAGCTATCCAAGAGATACCCCATGCCAAAGGAGCTACAACACTCCCATAAGCTGGAAGGCAATGAGCGAGAAGAGGTAAACAGTTTCTATAATCTGTTAAGGCTGATATGGTTGGTCCTAAACTTGAAATCAAAGACCACCTTGTCATAATGCCAGTCCACCTAAGGAACTCACTGCGAATTTCTTCGACGTCTATAAACTGAGGGTCTATCTGCTTATGAGGATATTCCTCGGCCATTTTATTACTTAAAAACTCTGGGATAGATTTCATCTGTTTAACTACGTTAACCTGCTCTAAACTGTGCTGCTTAGACATGCGAGTGATAATATCTAAAGCCGTCAAGATGTCAACTGGAATAGCGTCACCTGTAATGTTATCAGGACAAATAGGAACTTTAACAATAGTCGCAGTACCACCAACCGAATCTGGATTACCAGACTTAACAGTCCACATCCTAATATTCCATATATCAGGCATCAATATTTCTTCCTCACTTGCTCCACATGCACGTAAGGCTTCCTGATGGGCAATAACTTTGTTTTTATCCAACATGTAATTCTCAGGATTAATATCAGGATCAATTGCAAACTTTTGCTTAACTTGCAAATTGATCCAAATGTTAAACCTACGCAAAATTGATACAGGCTCATTGGAGTACACTTTCGCGTTCAAGCCATCTACATTGGTCGTGACAATCACAGCTTTAGGGCATAACGGTATTTTACCTTTAGAAGACAAATCAGCCATCACAGGATATGCAGGAACGTTATTAATATATTCGATGATCTTCTCAAGTGGTGACTTCTGTGTAAAATCTGTTTTAGTGTTACACATATCATCTAAAATAATGGCCTCGGTTCCATAAGAATAATTGGAAAAAAATTCATCATTAGGATTTGTAACTTTACGCATTTCAGCCCTAGGATCACCCCCTTGTGCTATAATGCTAACAGTGGAAACCATGCTCGTAAAAGTGGATTTTCCAACAGATGATCCACCATGAATTAACACTCCAAAAGGCGCTTTCCTTAATTCACCGCACAACATTAAACGGGTTAGTGTTTGCAGCATAGAATCTATTTCTTGCCATTTCCGCTGAATTATCACTGCCTCGTGTGTATTAATACGAGACATAGAAGAATACAACTCTTTATAAGAAATAAGACTAGCTGCCTTCTGCCTGAACTCGACGTCGTCAACGAAAGGAGTTACTTCCCATGCCATATCTTGAATCGCAGACCATGATGAAACTATAGAGACATGCAGAGCAGCCATTTCATAAGCTACATTGTCATCAAACAACAAGGGTCTAAAAGATCTGTGTTTGAAACACAAATACCCAATGCGTGTAAAATACTGAGCTATTTCCCCTGCCAGATCAAAAATATCCGTTATGGTGGGTTTGGTTCTTTCTAAGGATTTTAAAAATCCATCACGGAACAACTTAACCCCACAAATGGAAAATTGTAATCCGGCAGTGCGACAACTTGTGAAGGATACAAGCATAGTTAGCAACCGAAGGGCCAACTCTGCTGCAGGGGATTTTTGTGCAACCTTGTAAATGTCAAAACTAGAGTTAAACATGGAAATAAAATCATGAAACATGCCATCGTCAGACTGTACTGCAAAGTTGTTATTAATTACGTCTCTAAAGAGGTTGTTAACATAAGGAGAAAGCAAATCAAAACCTAGCGCCCTCAACGCAGTATACGTTATAGAGGAAAACTGAAGAAAGGACTTGCTCTCTCTAACAGATATTAAATAACAAGTCCATATATCAATGTTACTAGGATTGGGTCTCATAAGTGTCAAAGAACGCTGACAAGTTGCTAAAACATTGACAAATGTTTCAGTTCCAGAAAATCTAGAAACGACCACTCTTTCAAAATAATATTGGCTAAGATAAATGTTATACATATCTTCAGACAAGAAACGGCGCATAAACCAACTTGGGCAACATTCTAATAAAATAGCTGCCGAAAATCTGTATGCGTACGCAAGGCACGATAAAGAACAAATGTAAGCATACACTGATGAACGAGTTCGCTGAACGGGAACAAAAAACTGACGGGCGAAATTTGTGACTTCACGCATACCAAAATGAGGCGTCATGAC